ACCACAGGAGAACATCATGCAATACGCAAATATGTACAGCTACAGTGACGTTGAGCCGTTCGAGGTGGTTCGGGTGATCAGCGACAAGACCCTGGAAGTTCGAGCTATGGACTCCGAGCGCGATGAGTCCGTCAAGCTGGAGTTCCACGTTGGCGGCTTTGCTGCCCACTGCTCGAATCAGCGCGATCAGAAGTGGTTCATCACCAGCAACCCTGAGAACCGGGTGATCCGCATTCGCTTGGGCAAGAAGGGCTGGAAAGACAAGCATGGGCGCAAGTTCGGCCTGTCTGACAAACCCTTCCGGTTCTACGACTACAACTTCTGAGAGGCGGGGCTACGGCCCCATCTTAGGGAAACCCCTTAGAAAATAATTGAAAAAAGATGTTGACCATCATCAAACTCAGTTAAGATAGCGTCACTGCAATACGCAGGAACGATACAGGAGCGAATCATGAAAAACATCACCTACATCACAGAACAGTGCGGCGCACGCTGGTTGGTTTCCTCTACTGGCGTCGAGGGCGACCGGGCCTTCTGGGTTCTCAATGTTGGCGGCAAGTCGGTTGCCAAGCCTTCCATCGTGGGGTTCTACGCATCCAGCGTTAATGCGGCTGCTGCCGCTTTGAGCAACTGAGGAGACCATCATGGCCGCACACATCGAAAACTATGACGCATACGACCGCGCAGTCAAGCGCAACATCCTTGCCAACGCTCACAAGACTTTTGAGCGCACCTACGAGGACGCAGAAGACATCTTGGACGCCATTAGAGTCGGTCGGGTTTATGACGATCAAGGCAACGTCAGCTTCATTGCCCGTTACACCGACGATTTCATGGGTTCTATGGCGAGGGCGTATGACACTTTCGGCAAACTCACGCCCAACCAAGTCGCCGCCGTTCGCAAGTGCATCGCCCAGCGTGCCGCCCGCCGCGCTGAGTGGGCTGACAAGCAGGCCGCTCTGAACGCCAGCCGCCAGCACCTGGGCGCTGTGGGCCAGAAGGTGACCCTCACCCTCACTGTCGTTCACATCGTCGTGCTGGACGGCGCTTACGGCACAAACTACATCCACATCTGCGAGGACGCAGACCAGAACGTGGTGATCTACAAGGGCAAGGCCATCGACTTCCCCCTCAAGGGCGAGACGGCTACCGTCACCGCGGTGGTCAAGGAGCATGGCGTGCGTGAGGGCGTCAAGCAGACCGTCATTCAGCGCCCCAAGGTTCTCCAGGCGGCATAAGAGGAATGCCCCACTAAAACGTGGGGCTTCTTTAACAAAGTGTTTGACCTTTAAAATTTAACGCAGTTAGAATAGACAGCACTGCAACAAGCAGGAACGATACAAGGAGATTCAAATGTACGAGTTTTACACCAAGTTTTACAGCGACGAAGGCGATGAGATTCGCTACCGTCCCACTGCCGACTACGCCAGTGATCTGGCGCATGATCGTCTGGCCTTTTGCTCTTCTTGCACCCAAACGCATGACGACATCGGCCCGAACTTCGCACACGCCTACTGCTTGGACTGCAAGCAGCACACGGTTTTTGGTCACCTTCACTTCGACAAAATCATTTAAGGAGCGCATCATGGAATCCATTCATGTCAAAGCAAAAAACTGGTCAAACATCTTTGTTGAAAGCGTAGAAGATGATGATGGCAAGCAAGAAGTTTTCTTGTCTGTCCACATCGTGGGCAGTCATTGCTCTACTCGTATGACCAGGGAGCAGGCGGTCAATCTGGTCGAAGCTCTTCAAGCTGTGCTGGCTCATGAACAAGTCGTTTGACGAGCGCAAGCGGGACTTCTGGGAGTGGCACAAAGCCAACCCAGGAGTCTGGCAGTACTTCGAGCGGTTCTCCCTGGAGGCTGTCTCTAAGGGCCGAAAACAAATCAGTCACTGGCTGATCATCAACCGCATCCGTTGGGAAGTGAACATCATGACCACTGGCGGCGACTTCAAGATCAGCAACGATCATATCGCTTTCTATGCCCGCTTGTGGAGAGCGCGATACCCGCAGCACAAAGACCTTTTCACCATCAAACGCATGATTGGAGAGCCTGAATGAAAGAGCCGTTGGATTATTTGAGAAAGGCCGTGCCATTTTTGTCGCAACTACACAAGAAACTGGAGGCCAAGCAGCCAGAGTACGTTGCTCATGCTCGTGATGTGGTGCAGGCTGCTCGCAGGGCCGTGAAGTTTGTCATGCCACCAAATGGGCAAATTTTTGACACCAAGCTCGATGGGCTGCCGGACATCGTCAAGCTACCATTTGATTTCATCATCATTGAGTATGAGTGCCCGAACGACGGCGGCCTTGCGACAAAGGTATTTGGTGAGGAGTCAACGCAGCCAGCCAGAAAGCGCATTGTTTATGCAGAGCAGCAAGAGGGAAGGATCATTGTTGCCTCTATCGTTGCCTTTCAAGATCGTGGCGTGGACTTTTGGCAGGTGCAGCCGTACTTTGCTTGTTTGATCCCAAAAGAAGATTTGCCTTCAGAAGCAGTCGTTAACGATATGCCAGGAGTGGGCGGCAAAGTGGTTGATCAAGTTCGGGTGCAGTTCGTAGACATGGGGGGAGCCGCAGAGCAATATTTTGGCGAAGATTGGGAGCGCCACGCCTATGTTGACATGGCCGACGAGACAGGCGCGGTTTTGTCTTTGCTGGAGGCGCTGACTTGCAAAAACGTGGGGATAGAGTCGTTGCCCGTCAAAAAGAATAAAGGCGCTCAAGCGCGAGGCGCTTTGCCTTATGACGAGTATTACACCTTGATCGTCAACAGTAAAACCCGCTCGCAAGATGATTTGAACGGTACACATCGATCTCCAAGGGAGCATTTGCGCCGAGGGCACATTAGGCGCTTGCCAAGCGGCAATGTTTGGGTCAACTCGACCATCGTTAATGCCGGACACCACGGCAAGGTTCACAAAATGTATGAGGTTGCAACATGAAAATTGATAAAGATATACCAATTCCAAACAAGTGGCCGTTCGCAGAGATGAAGCCCGGCGACAGCTTTGCGATACCAGAGGGATTTCAACGCCAGTCTGTGGCTGTGGCTGCCATGCGCTACGGCAAAAAACACAAGATGAAGTTTTCGACAAGGAAGATGCCAGACAACACTTATAGATGCTGGAGGACAGAATGAACATCGGAGACATTGTTCAGGTCAATCCTGAAAAAGAAATGTTCGGCGCTTGCCTAGTGGTGGTCACTGAGGTCAAGTCCTGGGGTATCCAGGGCTACGTTCAAAACGCTGGTGTAGCTGGTCAGGCTTACATCCGTCTGAAGAACGAAGATTTCGAGCATACAGGCGGCACTGCTGTGTGGATTGCTGGGAGTGGAGAATGACTGAACAACAAAAGCTTGTGCTTCTAGTTGACTTGTACAAGGCGAATATAGCGGTGGCTCAGGCCATGATGTACGCAATAAGCACTTTCAACAAAAAAGATGACGAGTGGGTTTGGTACGCCCTGTTTTCGTGGTGCAGCTACAAGGACATCCGGGATGACCAATGGGCAAAGTTCGAACATCACTATCTCGATGCGATGTTACTGAAGGAGGGTGTGAGCTATGACTACGTTGATTGAAGCAGCAAAGCTGGCGCTGGAGGCGCTGGAAGAATGGGAGAAGTCGATGTCTAAAGGCGCGTTGGAAGCGCACCGAATTTTAAGAACCGCCATTGAGGCGGCTAAGAGGCAGGAGCCTGTGGCGTGGGCCGTGTTTGAGGGGTGGAACGCGCATGACCTGTACCTGCCTCAAGAGTACGACGAGGTTCTGAAGATGGCGGGATACAAAGGCGATCACGCTGAAGTTAAGCCACTCTACACCCACCCATCAGCAGCACAGCGCCAGCCGCTGACGGAGGATCGGATCGGCCAGATCATCGAGCAGTGCAAAATCACTTTGGTCAACTATTGCAGTGGCGAAAAGCAAACCGAGTTTGCCCGCGCCATCGAAGCAGCGCACGGCATCAAGGAGACAAACACATGACCCGCGACGACATTATTGCAATGGCGCGGCAGGCTGGGTGTATTCCGGTGCGCCACCCTGAGTACGACAACGATGTGCAGGTTTTTGCTACGCCTGACGAGCTTGAACGCTTCGCCTCGCTTATCGCTGACGCAGAGGCAAAAAGAATGCACGCCGAAGGCATGGTGACTGTTGGTCATATGCGCCAGCAGATCGCAGCCGAGCGCAACAAAGTGGCTTCATGGATGATGGCTCAGGGTTACGCCACCGGCCACGGTGACACGGTTGAAGACCTGCTCAGGGAATTGGAGTGGCAAGTCGCAGACCGCTGCGCTGAGATTGCATACGAAGCCGAGCCGTGGCATTCTGCTGATCTGATCCGTGAAGCATTTGGAGTGAAAAAATGAAATTCAGAAAGAAGCCAGTGGTCATTGAGGCCACGCAGTGGTTCAAGCTGGGCGATCACCCGATGGTTCATAAGCCAACAGCCTCGGTACATACAGAATGGGAGAGGCGACAGGGACTTCCAGAAGGGTCGATTGGAGAAATCAAAACTCTTGAAGGCTATCTATTGGTCACACCCGGCGACTGGATCATCACCGGAGTCAAGGGCGAGCATTACCCGTGCAAGCCTGACATCTTTGAAGCCACCTACGAACCCGTCAACGAAAGCACCGCACGCTACGAGGCTTATGGTCTCATGGGTGGCGATGAGTTTGTCAGCGGGCATAGCATGAAACGAAACCTACTAGGGCCAAGCTAATGACACCAACAGCACATCTGCGTTTTGTTGAGCGCATCGAAATCATCAACAACAACCCTGAGACGGGCGTGTCCACCGGGCGCACCGTCAAGGTGCTTCAGCAGTTTTTTGAGACCCCTCAAGGCAAAGATGTAATGGGGGATATGTTCGTGCAAATTTACGGCAAGTGGATTGACATCCCTCTTGTCAAAGGAGATTGAATGAGTCTCGCCGTAAAAAAACCCATGAAAATAGCAGGATCACCCATCACTTGCCCTCCTTGCAATCACAATTGCAACCAAGGTCGAGAATGCTCTGCGAGGAAGAAATGAACAACTGGGGAATGGCAGCAGTCATCGCATGGATCATCATCTGCTGCTATTTCTTCGCAGAGATTTTGATCTGGGGGTCAAACATTCTGTCCCTGCACAGCAAATAAAAGTCATCACAATTTGACTGCAATCAGGGGAAGCGGCTAAACTAGCCGTTAAAGGAGCCGTTTAACTCATGGACTCACCAACCCCCAAGCCTCGCAAGAAACCCCGCCAAAACGCCGAAAAAGGGGCTTCGCAAGCCATTCTTGAGGCATCCCCACAACCAGAAATCGCGCCGCCAAAGAAAAAGACAGGAAGACCATCCAAGTACACCACAGAAATAGCTCAAGAGATGTGCAAGATGCTCGCTGATGGCATCCCCCTCAGAGAGATATGCAGAAGAGATGGCTTCCCCGCTTGGCAAACAGTCTATGACTGGATGTATCAAGATGATGCTCGTGGAGAAGCGGGAGTCGGTCTTTCCGGAGCCATCGCCAAGGCGCGGGAGATTGGGCAGGACGCCATAGCCGAACAGATATGGATTGAGGTCAATCAAGAGCCAGAACGCATCCTCACAGAAGGTGGCGGCAAGATTGATCCCGGTTATGTTCAGTGGCAAAGGGTAAAAGCCGAGATTGGATTGAAACTTTTAGCAAAATGGAATCCAAAGCGTTACGGTGACAAGGTTCAGCTTGGTGGCGACCCGGGAAATCCGATACAAGCGCAAGTCGATGTAAGCATTTTTGATACATTGGTTCAGACGCTGGAGGCCCGCCGACAGGACAAAGCCAATGGCTGATCCGCTGGTTGAGCTACTGTCAGACCCGAAAACCCGCCAGAAATACGCCAAGCTCCCCCAGGAACAGAGGGACGCCTTCGCCTGGAGGACAAAGTGGCTGGCGACGGCTCATGATCACCAGATTCTCCCGCCTGGGGACTGGTGGACGATCTGGCTGCTGCTGGCAGGCCGCGGCGCCGGGAAGACCCGGACAGCCGCCGAGCAGATCGCATGGTGGGCATGGCAGGAGCCGAACACCCGCTGGCTGGTAGCCGCCCCGACATCGGCTGACGTTCGGGCAACCTGCTTTGAGGGGGACTCCGGGCTGATGTCCGTCATCCCCCCGTCTCTGATCGCTGAGTACAACAAGGCGCTGCACGAACTCAAGCTGATCAACGGATCGCTGATCAAAGGCATCCCGGCCAGCGAACCCGAGCGGTTCCGCGGCCCACAGTTCCACGGAGCGTGGTGCGATGAGCTTGCAGCGTGGGACTACCTTCAGGAAGCGTGGGATCAGATCATGTTCGGGGTTCGCCTGGGCAAGCGCACCCGCATCCTTTGCACCACCACCCCCAAGCCCAAGGACTTGATCGTCGAGCTTGTCGGCAGGGAGGGCGACGATGTCAAGCTGACCACCGCCTCGACCTACGCCAACCTTGCCAACCTTGCGCCATCGTTCCAAAAGCAGATTCTCCAGTACGAGGGCACGAAGCTCGGGCGGCAAGAAATCTACGCCGAGATCATTGACCCCGAGGAGTCCGGTATCGTCAAGCGGGAGATGATCAAGCTCTGGCCGACGAACAAGGAGTTCCCCAAGTTTGAGTACATCCTCCAGAGCTACGACTGCGCCACCTCAGAGAAGACGATCAACGACCCCACAGCCGCGGCGACCTGGGGAGTCTTCAAGCCCACCGATGGCCCGATGTCCGTCCTGCTCATCGACTGCTGGCAGGATCGCCTGCAATACCCCGACCTCCGGCCCAAGGTGCAGGACGAATACGAAGTGGTCTATGGAGAGGGCAAGGACAAGAAGCGCGTAGACCTGATCCTTGTGGAAGACAAGAGCGCCGGTATCCAGTTGATCCAAGACCTACAGCGGGCGCATCTGCCGGTCAGGGCGTACAACCCAGGCGGTGCTGACAAGCTACAGCGGCTGAACATCGTCTCCTCTCTGTTTGCCCGTGGCCGGGTCTGGATGCCAGAATCGAGCCAGAGGCCAGGATATGTGAGGGACTGGGCCGAGCCGCTCTTGAGCCAGCTATGCTCATTCCCCGACACGACTCATGACGATTTCGTGGACGCCACGACCCAAGCCCTGCGCTTCTTGAGGGACGCAGGATTCATTGACATTGATGGCCCAGCGCCGGAGGCATATGATGAAGACGACTACATTGACTCAGGACAGCAGCGCAGGGTCAACCCCTATGCCGCATGACATCAAGGTCACGATCTGCCATAACAGGCTTGAATTCCTACGCGGCGAAGAACTCGTCAAGATCAGTTCCGAAACTCTTCACAAAGTTCTCGACGACTGGCTTGACGTTGTGCGAGCGACTCGGAGTGTGTCAAGTCAAACCAAAGTGCTTTAACTGCGACATAAAGCCGATGGACTTGACAAGCCCCAGCGATTATGATTCGGGGCAGAAAGGCGACGATCATGGCTGATAAATCTGAGAAAAGATCACCGCTCGAAACCGCAGGCGGTGCGTATGTTGGCTATCGCCGCGCCGGTCGTCGTCCTGAGTCGCAGCAAGACCGCGAGGCATCGGCCAACATCCCGGTGGCTGTCGCCCGTGGTCTGGTGTCGGGCACCTTGGGTCTGCCTGGAGACATTGAGTCACTCGCTCGCCTGCCCTACGAACTGATCACTGGCAAGGAGTCCAAGACAATCCTGCCGACCAGCGAGGACATCGAGAAGCGCCTGCCCTTCCGCGGTGCAAGCCAGACGCCTGTGGGGCAGATGTTCACCGGGGCTGGGCAGTTGGCTGGTGGGGCATACACCGGGCCGCTGTCAGGTGCCAGGGCTGTGATGGCTGTGCCAAGGGCGATCAAGCGTGCCGGTCAGGACTTCGTGCAATCTGCGGGCCAGACCGTTTCCCCGCTGACCGTGTACCACGGTTCCCCGCACAAGTTCGACCGATTTGATGCCAGCAAGATCGGCACGGGTGAGGGAGCGCAGTCTTATGGGCACGGGCTGTATTTGGCCGAATCACCGGGTGTGGCAAAAAGCTACAGGAGAAATTTGTCTTCTAGCGTTGAAGTCCCAGAAGGAACCCCGGCGCTGGAAAAACGAATCGCAGAGATGGCGGTCAATTTTGGTGGCGACGATCCAATTGCTTGGCTTCAAAAATATGAAAAGGGCGCAGGTCATACAGTTCCCGCCCTGACTCCTGAATTGGTTGCATCAACTATCAAAAAATTTGAATCTGGGGAGTTTCGCCCCGGAGGCAACCTCTACACCGTAGACCTCCCTGACGAGAAGATCGCCCGGATGCTGGACTGGGACAAGCCCCTGAGTGAGCAGCCCGAGGTTATTAAGGCGCTCAAGGGCACTGACTACGAGGTCGGCATGAGCCAGAGGGAGGCCGAGAAGATTGCTGATATGCGCCTGCGCCAAGAGGCCGATGAGTGGGCAGATATGACCGGAGGTGACCCGGTTGACTATTCCAACAACGTTGACTGGGAGAAGTACGTCGATCAGGTTCGCAAGGAGTCCGGCAGCATCGACAGCAGCATCACCGGCAAGGAACTGCATCGCATGGTCATGCGCGACGAGGGCTATCGACCTGAACTGTTCGACCCAGAGAACTATCAGATCGGCACCAGCGAGGCTTTGCGGGGCTACGGCATCCCAGGCATCAGATACCTCGATGCGAGCAGCCGGGATGCAGGTAAGGGCACCAGCAACTTCGTCGTTTTCCCTGGCGAAGAGGACGCCCTGACCATCCTCGAACGCAAGAAGGAAGGCGGCTCTGTCTCCATCTCTGACAACCCCGATGCTCAGATGATGGATGTCATGGACAAGAAGTTGGGCGGCGATGTGAAGATGCAGGCTGGCGGTGTTGCTCGGTTTCTCAAGGGACTTAAAGGAACTCAGGAGGTGCTGCCCGCAGCGGAGCGTCAGGCCAACCTTGCCAAGTTCCTTGAGCCAAGCAAGGTGCCGCAGCGCCTGTACCACGGCACGACCGCTTCTGAGGGCGGCAAGGGTACTGAGGCCATCCGGCGCTTCAAGCCCAGCAAAGAGGGCGCACTCGGCTCTGGCGTTTACTTGACCCCCGACCCAAAGTTTGCTGGATCGTATGCCGAACAAGTTGGCAGCAGTATGCTCCCGGTGTACGCCCAACTCAAAAACCCGTTGATTCTTCGTGGTTCCGGAGTGCCGGACAAGTACAAAGACCCCATGATTGAGGCGCTTGAGATTCTGGGCATGGACTCTGCCAAGGCGGCCAAAATGGTTGAGCGGGCCTATGAGAACAAGGGCTACATCGGCAAGGAAGTGCAGACCAGGGCGCAGGCTCAAGGCTACGATGGCCTGATTGAGTACGACCGAGACGGAAACTTGGCCGAGGTGGTGTCCTACAGGCCGAGTGCAGTCAAGTCGGCTATCGGCAACAAGGGGACATACGACATCAACAAGCCAGAACTGAATGAGGCCGCTGGTGGTGCTGTTCATATGCAGGCCGGTGGCCTCGCCAGAATGGCAAAAGCGGCCAAGGCTTCTAAGGCCGCCAAAGCCGAGCCATCTCTGCCCCTTGAGTTGCCCCGAGCGCCCGCCAAAACTAGGGAAGAGATTCGCCCCACTGCACAGCGCATGGCGCAGCAGATGACCGGCGAGTTCGTTCGGCCCGATCCAAAGAAGTCCATCAACCCTGCTGGCAAGTCTCGCGTGCAGTTTGAGATGGAGCGGGGGCTGACCCATGACATCCGTCCGACTCCAGGCAAGGCTTTGCTGCCGCAACAAGTGGCCGACATCGAAAAGCAGTTGGGGATGCTCAAGATCGGCGTCTCTGGCGACACAACGATTGCAGACAAGACTCTGTACCGTGCAGGCCCGTATAAATTAGACCTCCCATCTCCGCAGCATGGCGGGCCTCTGTATGCACTTGGCGGGGAGGGCGCCTGGGCATCGAACAACCCAGTGGCTGCCACGTTCCAAAAGCGGGTGCAGGAGTTGTCGCAGGCGAACAAAGAGGCGCCCGTGCTGGGGCAGTTCTTGGCGATGGGGCCGCAGGGCAGCAACTTTGCCATGCACTTTGCTGACGCCAATCTGCGGGCTATTGATCCTAAGAAGATGAGCAAGCAACAGGTTGAGCAGTTCAACAAGTTGATCAGAGAGGGCAGTGAGAAGTCTGGCCCCCGTCCAGGGTTTCCTGGCATTGAGGACAAGGAATCGGCATATCTGCACTTTGCGTTTGATCCAGAGCTTCGCAAGCACTTCAACGCCATGATGCAACTGCCCAATTACACAAGCAAATTGGGGCTGCCTGATGGTCGAGTGATCCTTCACGCCATCACCGAGCCTGAGCTTCGCAACACTGAGGTGCTGACATCGGGCCTATCTCAGATGCGCCTTGATCCCAGCGTTAATCCTGCCGACCTGATGCTGTCGGCTCACCCAACGTACAGCCATGTCATCCCCAAGGTGCCGGGATCAGATATCAGCCGCACCAGATACCCCGTGCCTGCCGAGCTTGAGTTCCCTGATGTGGCCGAGTTCATCAAGAAAAACTACCGCCCGCGAGATGCCACCCGCGTCTATCAGACAGCAACGCCGCGCCAGATGGTTGACCCCCAGCACATTGACGAGATGAAGATGTACGAGGAGTTGATGAAGGAATACACCGGCAAAAAGAAGGGTGGCGCGGTCAATATGCAGGCCGGGGGTCTTGCCAAATTTCTTAAGGGTGTCAAAGGAACGCAGAAAACCCTACCGGCAGAAGAGCGCAAGGCCAACCTTGACAAGATGCTTGAGGGAAGCAAGGTCAAGGAGCGGCTGTATCACGGCACTGGCGCAGACATCTCTGAGTTCAAGCCATCTGTCATCGGAGCTATGGGGCCGGGGACATATTTGACGAAGAATCCCAAGGTGGCATCTGAATATGGGAATGTTGTCAATCTCAGGCGCAGCACCAACCAGCCCAACGTCTTGCCTGTTTACGCTCAAATAAAGAACCCATTTGAAATTACCCGCGTCAATCGGTCTGGAAGCGAACTGTTCAATCGGTTTGATCCTAGTGGCAAGTTGACAGATGATGAGGTCATTGAGCTTGTCAAGAAGGCTGGCTACGATGCGATCCATGCGATTGAGGACGGTGAGATCAATGTGCTTGATCCCCGCAAGATCAAATCTGCCATCGGCAACCGGGGCACATACGACATAAGCAAGCCAGAAATCAATGAAGCAATTGGCGGCTTGATCAAGGTGAAGAACAAACGAAAGGCTAAGGCTTAACTATGGCTACACAATTTCCGATTGATCCTCAAAATGTTCAAGACGACGAGGAGATGGAAGAAGATATGCCAGAGGGCATGACTGAGAACGAGGATGGATCGGTTGAGGTTGAGCTTGAGCTTGACGACTCTGAGATTCAGGAGTTGCCTGACGGCTCTGCTGTTGTGATGTTGCCTGACAAGGTTCGCGGCCCATCTGAAGACGAAGACTTCTACGAGAACTTGGCAGAAAGTGACGAGATCGATCCGCTCGACCTCGACACCATCGCCATGCAGTACATCAACTACATCGACAAGGACAAGGAAGCCCGCTCGCTGCGTGACAAGCAGTATGAAGAGGGCATCAAGCGCACTGGCATGGGCAACGATGCCCCTGGTGGCGCTCAGTTCCAAGGCGCCAGCCGTGTTGTCCACCCTGTGATGGCCGAGGCTTGCGTTGATTTCGCCTCTCGGGCGATCAAGGAACTGTTCCCGCCCAACGGCCCGACCCGCACGAAGATTCTTGGAGACGTTGAGAAGGAAAAGCTGGAGGTCGCACAGCGCAAACGCGACTACATGAACTGGCAGTTGACCGAGCAGATCGAGGAATTCCGCGACGAGCAGGAGCAGATGCTGACTCAGCTTCCACTGGGCGGCTCGCAGTTCATGAAGCTCTGGTACGACGAGGACAAAAAGCGTCCTTGTGCTGAGTTTGTGCCCATCGACAACATCATCTTGCCGTTCTCCGCGGCTAATTTCTACACCTCGCAGCGTGTAACTGAGCGCCAGGACATTACGCAGTGGGAGTTTGACCGCCGAATTCAGCGTGGCCTCTACATCGACAGCAATTTTTCTCGCGCTTCAATGGAGCCGGAGGAAACCAAGGCAGAAAAAGCCAATGACAAGATCGAAGGGCGCAAGGACGACAGCGAAAATATTGACGGCAGCCGCACTGTCTACCATATCTACACATGGTTGGAGCTTGAGGGCGACAAACGCTCTGAAGGCAAGATGGCTCCCTACATCATGATGATCGACAACCTTGAGCATAAGGTGCTGGGGTTGTATCGGAACTGGGAAGAGGGCGACGATACGATGACCAAGCTCGACTGGATTGTCGAGTTCAAGTTCATCCCGTGGCGTGGCGCCTATGCTGTGGGCCTGCCGCACCTCATTGGAGGGATTGCAGCGGCTCTGACAGGCTCTCTACGCGCTCTTTTGGACTCGGCACACATCAACAATGCCGCCACGATGCTCAAGCTCAAAGGCGCCAAGATCAGCGGCCAGAGCCAGCAGGTTGAAGTCACCCAGGTTGCCGAGATTGAAGGCGCTCCGGGCGTTGATGACATCCGCAAGATCGCCATGCCGATGCCGTTCAACCCGCCGTCTCCGGTTTTGTTCCAACTGATGGGCTTTTTGGATCAGGCGGCCAAGGGCGTGGTCACTACGGCAGAAGAAAAGATTGCCGACATCACCTCTAACGCACCTGTCGGCACCACCCAGGCGCTTATCGAGCAGGGTGCCGCGGTGTTTGCGGCCATTCACTCCAGGCTGCATGATGCACAGGGCCGAATCCTCAAGATTCTTGGCCGCATCAATCGTTGGTATCTGGATGAGCAGCGCAAGGGAGAAGTTGTTGCTGATCTAGATATCCGAAAAGAAGACTTCAAGCGCAACACTGACGTTATTCCTGTCTCTGACCCGGCGATCTTTTCTGAGACGCAGCGTATGGCTCAGATGCAAGCCGTCATGCAGTTGATGAAGGAGAACGCCGAACTGTTTGACCGCAAAGCAGTGATTGAGCGGTTCCTCAAGCAGATCAAGGTGCCGGAGATCAACGAGTTGATGAAGGGCGTGCCCGATCCTGAGAAGCGCGATGCGGCCAATGAGAACGTGGCGATGGCTATCGGGCAGGCGGCCTACGCTTACATCGAGCAAGACCATCTGGCGCACCTGCAAAGCCATCTGGACTTTGCCAAGAACCCGGTGTTCGGCGCCAATCCCTTGATCGCCCCTGCATTCATTCCCAATGCCATTGAGCATATCAAGCAGCACTTGACGCTGTGGTATCTCAACCGCATGAATGGATACGTCAATTCCGCGGCCAAGGGCAGGATCACAGATTACGACGATCCTTCAGTGACGCCGCAGATCGACAAGCTATTTGCTGCTGCATCGCAGCATTTGCAGTTGGACAGCGAGAGCGTGTTCAAGAATATCTTGCCGATCACACAGGCGATGACGCAGGAGTTGCAGAAGTACAAACCGCAGCCGCAGATGACGCCCGAGGCTTTGGTGCTGGAGAAGACCAGCATGGCCGAGACTCAGCGCCGTGCAGCACGGGATCAGGCCGACATCGAGCTTCAGAAGAAGAAGCAAGACGAGGAAGTTGCGATCAAGATGGAGGAGTTGGAACTGCGCTTGGCTATTGCCGAGGGCGACAACGAGACCCGCGAGCGCATCGAAGCGGCTCGGCTCAACCGCGATGCGGCGAGGCTGAGACTTGATGAAACGAAGACTGTAATGTCAGGAGGAAATTATGGCTACCAGTAACCCGTACCACAACGAAGCCGTGCCTATGCACAAGCGTATCGCCGCTGGCGAGAACCTTGATGGCACTTCCCTGCAAGCTAAGGGCGGCCAGCAAAAAGCCCCCGCCAAACCCCAAGGAGGTCTGTCACAAGCCAAGAAGAAATAAATGGGAACTATCGCAGACCTCATTGCTGGTATCAAAGCCTCACAGAGCGAAATAGCTCTTTCCTTGGCGCATGGGAATGCGTCTACATGGGAGGCGTATCAGCGGATGGTTGGTCAACATCAAGGGCTGGAACAAGCTCTTGAAATCCTCAACAACATTCTGAAAGAACCAGATGAAGATGAATGAACCGGAAGTGGCGATGGCCGCTGAATTGGCTCGGGCTTTTCCGAGCGTTGACCCCGGCGCGAAACCTCTTGGTGGACGCATTCTTGTGCAACTGCGCGGCACAAAGGAAAAAACAGATAGCGGAATTTATTTGCCGCAAGAAACACGGGAAACCGAGAAGTGGCAAAACATGGTGGCGAAAGTCATTGAGATTGGGCCTCTTGCCTTCAGACATCGTGAAACCATGAACCCGTGGCCGGAAGGCTCGTGGTGCAGCGTTGGTGACTACATCCGCGTGCCCAAGTGGGGTGGTGATCGATGGGAGGTCGAAGTGGGTAAGAACCAGGAAAAAGCCTTGTTCATGATCCTCAATGACCATGAAGTGATTGCCAAGGTCACCAGCAACCCGCTTGAAATGATTGCTTTCATTTAAGAGGTAAAAAATGACGACAGAAACACAAGCGGAAGAGAAAATTTTGGTCAAGGAGGAGCAGGACGGTTCCGTAACCGTTGACCTTCCTGACAGCATTCCCAGCCCTGATCAGGATGATGGGACGGAAGAGGCTCGTGCTGAAGGCGGTGCTGCTGCCGACGAAGACGACCAAGACCGAGACGATGACACCGAGGCCATTCGCGCTGCTCGCAGGAACCGGCGCAAGGCCAAGAAGGAGTACATCAAGAAGACGAATGAGGAAAAAGATCAGCGTCTTGTGATGCTCCAGCGGCAAAATCAGGAATTGATGGAGCGCCTGTCCAATGTGGAGCGCAAAACCCATTCTGCCGATTTGGCCCGTATCGACAAGGCTATTGAGGACAAGGAACTGCGTCTGCAATATGCCCGCATGAAGATGTCTGAGGCTACGTCTGCTGGTGACGGCGAGGCTTTCGCCAAAGCGCAGGAGATGTGGTACGAAACCCGGCGAGAGGTTGAATCAATCAAGGCGTTAAAGGAAAACGCGGTTCGTTCGGCAAATGTCCAAAGCCCGGCCAACAGCGCAGAATTGCAGCGCCATGCCAATCGCTGGATGGAGAAAAACGACTGGTTTAATCCAGAAGGCGGTGATGAGGATTCCGAAATCGCCAAAGTCATTGACCAAAAGCTGGTTCAAGAAGGCTGGAATCCTACAAGCAACGAATATTGGCAAGAATTGGACAAACGCTTGCAAAAACGCCTGCCGCACCGTTACACTGATAACTATGACGAGGATGTTCGTTCGTCTCGAAGGCCGAGGAGTATTGTGACAAGCTCTGGACGCGAAGGTACGACAGCAAGTGGAATGCGGAATTCGTTCACGCTTTCCGCGGAGCAGGTTCGTGCCATCAAAGATGCAGGAATGTGGGATAACCCACAGTCTCGCAATCGTATGATCAAGCGTTATGCAGAGCAAGCGCGTTCACAAAATTCCGGTTATAGGAGCTAAGAATGACTGAATCTCGTCTGAAAAAATCCCTTTCTGCTGGTGGCCGCGAGGATCGGTCTTCACAAGACCAGAGCCGTCGCCCCGCAGAAGAACAGTTCATGTCAGCGCAGGAACGCCTCAAGGCGTGGAGCGATGAGTGGACGCAATCGGCCCTGCCGAAACTGTCGGCCAATGCAATCCCTGGATGGCATTTGTGCTGGCTCTCCACCACCAATACTTACGACAGCATCGACAAGAGAATGCGTCTCGGGTACGTCCCTGTGAAAGCAGATGAGTTGCCTGGGTTCGATAGTTTCCGTGTCAAGTCTGGCGAAAATACTGGTTTTATCTCTTGCAATGAGATGCTGCTTTTCAAGCTGCCGATGGACATTTATCAAGCAGTTATGACACAGATGCACCACACTGCCCCCCATGAGGAGGCGCAGAAAATTGAGGTGCAACTGGAAAGTCTGCAAGGTCAGGCCCGCGACAGTGCAAACCGCAGACTCTTGCAAGTTGAGGGTGAAGGTTTTGGTCGGATCGACAAACAGCAACCAAACACTGCCCCCGTATTCGAGGGCTAACAAGGAGTAAATATGAGTGCAACCTCTGCTCCGTTCGGTATGCGTCCTGCGTTCCATCCCTCTGGTCTGGATCGCGCTCGCGCATATGTGGACGGTATTGTGTCGGGCTACAGCTCGTCAATTTTGAAGGGCCAGCCGGTCAAACTGGTAACCGCTGGCAATATTGAGCCTGCTGCTACGGGTGATGCGTTCCTCGGCGGCTTTGATGGCGTTGAGTGGACTGACACCACTGGTCGTCGTCGCGTGTCGAACTACTGGCCTGCGAGCACCGCATACCAGACCGGTTCGTGCATTGCGTATGTGTGGGATGACCCGCTGGTCGTGTATGAAATGCAAGCTGCTGGTTCGCTTACCCAAGCGGCCATTGGTGAGCAATTCGACATTACCAACGAAACCGCTGGTTCCACCACCACTGGCCTTAGCCAATGCACGCTCGGCACCTCTGCCGCTGGCGCTGGCAACAGCAAGCAAATGCGTGTTGTGAACCTCGCTCCGTTCCCCGGCAATGCTTGGGGTGATGCTTTCACTGTTGTTCAGGTGCAAATCTCCGAACATCAATATGTCGCTGACCGCGGCGCAATCTAAGGAGGGCTGACAAATGGCATCCCCAATGCGTAGTACGGACTTTCGGAGTATTGTTGAGCCTATCCTCAACGAGTGCTTCGAT